GTCTAATTTAAGTTCAATAGTACCTGTTACTTTTAGTTCTGGAAGGTTAACATCAATATTCGCTGGTACATTTGATGCTGTGTTTGATTGTTTTGTTGAACCAAATGATTTATTCATAAGATAATCCATCATCCCAAAACCGGGTGCTGTAGAAGACATGATAGCTTTTGCTAAATCTTTATTTCCATTCTCATTCGTTCCGGCTATCATTGTAGAATCATTAACCTTCATGAATTTGTCATTTTTATTAAATTTGACAATACCATCATTCATGGTTGTTGACGGAGTAGCCGCACCATTTTCGTTTTTACTCAAATATTCGTCATAAATACCTTTAAATAAACCAGCCATACCACCAAGAACACCACCGACAACATTACCAACTCCCGGTACAATACTACCAAGCAATGCACCAGTTCCAGCCCAACTCGCTGTTGTTCCACCAACACCTAGGACCTTACCTAAATCACTTTCAGGGTTATTTAAGAAAGACCTGCCAAGACCTAATCCACCACTAATCAACATACCAGCACCAAACCCTTTCATGCCTTTCATCATAGAAGTAGCCATTTTTCCACCATTACCAAACATACCACCCCCAAATCCTCCACCCATTCCCGGCATACCAGCACCACCAGCTGCCGCAACAGAATTAAACCCTTGACCCAACGCAACACCGTTTAAGTACCACTTCATTGGTTGCAATAAAACCAGCACACCGCCAATAATTGCGGCTGCTTTGGCTAATTTTGGTAATGAATCAATAAACCTACCTAAACCACCGATAAATTTACCAACCTTTTCACCCCACTCCTTTATCTTACTTAAAAATTCTTTATTTTTTATTGACGCTACAAATCTATCAACATACGGTTTAAATGTATCATTAAGACTTTCAACAAATGGCAATGCCACCTGTTTTAGCATTGTTTTTAAGAAATTTAATTGTTCATCAAACGTAACCGATTCTTTTGCTCTGGTTTCCATATCAGCTTTTTGTGCTGCAATTCGTTTAAGAGCTATTTTATCATCGGAGTTTAAAGCTGAAACAAATTTATCAACACCATCGATTCTAATTATTGCTTTTTTATTTTCATCTAGTGTCGCAGTACCTTCAATAAACTTTTTGGTGTCTTCGTCCATATCTACCCCTATTTGCCCTTTAATAGCCGCAAATTTGGCCGCTTTTTTTGCTGAGGTAGCAAGCTGCTCAAAGTCTAAACCTGTCGCCTCGGCAATCTTACGCAGTCTGTGAAGCTCTAAGCCGCTAATATCAAATTCACCTGTCTCTTTATTAAATTGTGCTGTTGATTTTGTGGCATTAATGATTGATTCGGTTAAACCGTTCATATCGTTACGTGCCATATACATTAATTTGAATGGGTCCGCTAATTTTGACCATTCACCTCCCATAACTTGGAGTTGGGCTGACATCTCCACCGCCCCTTCGATATCAAACAACTTCTCCGCCATTGATGCTGCAAGGTCCATATTTACACCTATTTTGGTTGTTGACTCTGCCATTTTAGCTAAACCCTTCGTACCACCCTTAAAATTAAATCTATTTAATAATTTGATATTCCCAGCAATATTCTTAACCACTTTACTGGAATTAACACCCATAGCATGGGCATCATTCATAACCTGTTCAATATATTCACCTGTCCTTTGTGCCGAGAAACCAACGAGGTCCATATTGGCAGCAAACTGAGCGGCACCCTCTTCACCAAGACCAGCGGAAACAGACATTTCTGCCAATGCTTTTGCCCCCTCTTTACCCAATGTTACTGTCCTACCAAGTTCATCGCTATAGCTAGATTGAATCTTTGCGATTTCTTCAATACCAACACCGTATTGTATTGTATCTAATGCTGCTGCTTGAATATCATTACTAAAAGACTTGGCTTGATTACTTAAAACACCCATTTGCATTGCAGATACCTTAATGGATTTAACCATTTTAAACATATCGTTAATACCTAAAAGGTTATAAGCCCTCTTAATCCCACCACCAAATGCTTTGATATCTGAAACAGCCCCCTTTAGAGCCAATGTCATTTTGTTCGCAGCTTCTAACTGTGAAACAATAAGCTTTTTTGTTTCTTTAAGTGCTTTGATTTGATGTCTAAGGTGTTCGACAATTTCTGAATTCAATTTTGCTTCCTCACCTGTTAAAGATGATTGTGCCGATATCTGTCTAGTTAAAACTTCACTTAAAGTATCAATTTCCTTTTGAATATCTTTTACTTTTTTGATGTATTTAAGATATTCACCTGCATCTTTTTTGATATCTTTTTGGATATCCAACCCCTTACGAAATGCATCAACGATTTTATACGCTTCGCTTCTTTGTTTATTAAGAATACCGTAAAGTTTTTCCGCTTCAGCATTTTCCTGACCCATTAATTTTATTAATTCAATTAATTGGTCTTTTGATAAATTATTTAGGTTTTCAGCCATAAATTAGGTTGGTTTTTCTATAAATATTCAAAAAACAAAAAAGCCCACTTTTCAGGGCTTTTATTGTGTCGGTATTTCACCACTTTTAAGTTTATTCTTTAACGCTTCTCCACCAATTGTTGTTGTTTTGGTACCCTTCCCTTGTTTTGTCTTTTTAACATTTTCCATCATCTCTTGTTCTTCGCTTTTTCGCCTAATTAGCAATCCAAGAAAAAAACGTCTTTCTGCTGTTGACATGGATAATATATCCGTATAACCATTGTTGTAATGGTCCATCATAAGGGCAATTTCTTCCCAAAGCGTTGTTTTATACTGAGATGTCAGGCCAAAAAAATCTGACGTTAAGTGGAAGAAAGGTTTTTATGGACCCACCTCTAGGAGTCCCAACTTCAATTTCAAGATTAATACCACTTTCAATTTCATTAATATACTCTCTTAATTCTTTTGCATCCTTAATTCTTAAATTTTGTACAAATTCTTTAATAAATTGTCTGTTTCTTTCTCCATTTACTTCAATAATTTGTCTTTCTAGTGTATATGTACCAGAATTGTTAATCAAAACACCAGCATCGGTATCAGCATCCACCAAAGACTCAATTTCATCAATGTCACCAACGGTTAATAATTTGAATTTAATCTTTGCTTTTGATAAAGGTAAAAAGAAATCAAAATAACCCTCAATATCTGGTTCAGCACCAAGATTTTTAGTCTTAAGAGTATTTAAGTCAATCTCTGTTTCAAATGGGTCATCATTCTCATCAAATAATGTTACTGGATACATATGGCCATAACTAGTCGCCCTTAACCATAACATTATAGCATTTCTATCACCAACATGCAAATCCTTATATCGGATATCAGTTTCAAGTAATTTTCTATTTATAAGTATTTCCAAAAATTCACCACTTTTTAATAAATTTGGTGAAGTTAAGATATTTTCGTCTGCGGTTGTCATATACGCAACCTTGACATTGGCTTTTTTATTTCTATAGAGTTTACCATTAGACGGTAATGGTATTAAGTCATATGATGCGTTAAATTGAGGTTGACTTATTTCTTGTATGTATGGGTCAATATTTTTCATTGGTGTATTTATAATATTCATTTGTGATTTTTGTGTTGGGGTTGAAACTACCTTTGATTCTGGTTGAACATTAACAGGTCTTTGTTGTGCTGTTGCAAATTTTTCTTGATAAGCCTGTGTTTGTTGTTCATTTCTTTTAAGTGCTTCTTCACGAAGTCTAATTTGTTTTTCTGTTCTTTCCCTCATTTCTTCAATAGCGTTATATCCAGTTTCACCTAACGAATTAGAATAAACTTCTTGTGCAACTTGAAACTTTTTTGTTTCATATTCATTATCCACCTTTTGAGTTTCGGGTTGTTGGGTGTTTAATGTACTAACAATTGTTGTATTTACTGGATTTGCTGTGTTTGTTTTTTCTTGAATATTAGGAAAAACATTTGGTCTTTTTTCTGGCATATTTAAAACTTTTATAACAATAAATATAGGTTTTTCATTTTTATTGTAAATACCAATGAAAATACCCCATAACATTTGTTACAGGGTATTTTAAATAGCTTATTTTGATGATTTATTATCAATAAATTAAAACAAAAGGATAGCTCTATCAAACCTAAGAGTACCAGTAATTTCTGCAATACCATCGTCATCCATTGCCAAATCACCGAAACCAACGTTGGTAAGCATAGTACCATCAAGCAACCATTTTTCAACCACAACTCCAGTTGGGTCAAGCATTTCAAGCTCAACAGGTCTTTTATAACCAGCGGCATAACCTTGACGACCAGTAATTGATTCAGAATGAAGACGAACCCATTCCATAATAGCTTGTGATGCTGAAGGACCAATTGGGTCACGGAACGTAACGTCAATTGTCTCCCATGTAAATCTACCAATTACCCAAGTAGATGTGTTTAAGAATGGTATTTCAACCTCATTTTGTGTTATTGATGGTCTAGATGCAGTAGATAACCACCATTGCTGAATACCCAAATCTGAAGGGAAGGTTATAAGCCAACGATTCTTTTTCTTAGGTTCGTAAGGCAATGGCATTTTCATTAATAAATCTGACATATTTGTAAGTTTTTAATTTTGTCTTATTTTTATATAAATATGTGGTTTTTTCTTTTTTTTATTTATTACCACTTATTATTTTTTACACCCTCATTTTAGTCCGACATTACCCCGCCATCCATTTATCGGGCGGTTTATTGGGCGGTTTATTGTGCAGATACACACCCTCATTACACCATCATTTACACCATCATTTTATCCTATTTACGACCCTGACTAGCATTTATGGCATCAACCTATCCTTTTGGTTGTTGAGGTCCTTGTTGAGCTTTATTTTGAGATTGAGCAGATTTCTGGGTTTTTAATTTGTGCAGGTACTGAAATAACCCAATTGATGTCTCTAAAAATGCTAAAATATTCTTTTTTAACATCCTTCTATCTTGAGCATCTTTAATAAACGCTTTACTTGGTTCGACAGAGTTATATCCAGCTTCTTCTGTCACCTTATTGATGTTTCCGCCACCCAAACTACCCATTTTGTCAATCATGCTATTGAATTTATACTTTCCAGAATACACCGTAACAAATAAATCATCAATAAAAGCCTTTAAAGAATTGACTTCCTGTGGTTTATCAGCCGAAACATTGAACATTTTTGCAAAATCAGTGACCATTATTGGATTTTTCTTGTATTTTTCAATAAAACCAGCCAAAACCTTGTCATTTTTTGGGTCCAAAGACTTAACTCGGTCTCTAATTTTCTCAATCATATCAATAA